CGAATGTAGCGGATGGCATATCCGGACCGATTTTGAACACATGCTTATGCGCGGAACCTGCACCGGCTGTGGAAGTAGGCGCGCCAAAGGCTAATTTCAACCAATAGCCGAATCCGATTACATCGACCGGTGGTGTAATACTGCCGGATGCATCGATGTTACCTCGGCTAGGTGCAGCTGGATTACGTGTACCACGAATTACATTAGAATCATTTAGATTTTGACTTGCTTTTAGAGAGGAACTAATGATTGGCATAACCACGCCACCGGTGGACGGTGTAACGCCAAAGTCAGTTTCAAAAGCCATTGTTAATTTGGATTGTGCGCCTTGCGCACGTTTAGCTACTGCCATGTTATCCTCCTATTAATATTCAACTTGACCGCCGATTACATGCGGTATTTCTATGGTGAATGTGGCCTTACCTGGATACACCGGGCGCCACGATACGTTATCCGTTTCATAGTCAATGTGAATGACTGGATAATTAGGGTTAACGGCCATAATACATTCAATGAGTAGTTGGCCAAGTTCATCGGTTTCAAAGGCGCCTGTATAGGTAATGACACGGCCATTACGTTCCGCTTCCTTCCGGCACACGCCCCATACGAGTTGGAGCGTATACGAATAAGAATCTGCGAGCCCTTCAGACTTATTATCCATAAGGACGATAACACATGGGCAGTCCTCCTCAAGAGGAGCCCCCGCATCGTCATAACCTACGAATATAGTTAGGTCCTTACCATACTTCGCTTTACAGAACTCATTGATATGATCATTGTCCTTGATTGCCTCAACCCAACGATTCGCAATCACTGCGAGTGGAATTGTTTGCATAGCTACCTCACTTTGTATACTCGATTACTGGAGCCCCATGAGGTATTACCGAGTGCGTACTCACCGATTTTCTTTTCAAGAAATGGTACGAGTTTTGGCTGAAGCGCAACTCTCATAGGTCCGAAGGTTTCACGAGGTTTAATGGTGAAGGTCGTTTTCCCCTTGGCCAACTGGAACCCATGCGCGAATAACTTCTTACGCATGTTTTCTGTTATTTCCTTGGTGTAGCCCTTTTCAATCTGTTCCCCTAATTTCTTAGCAGAATTTGATAACCATCCAACCTTGACCGATTCAGACTTAGCGTCGTACTGATACCCTACGGCTCGGTACATCTTGCCAAGTGGAGTATACCCAACTGTGCCGGCTTTTACGCCACTAGCGATAAGCTCATCCCGAGACTTATGTGTCCATCCCTCTCGGTCAGCCTTACCACCTTTCCGATAAGCTCTTCGAACTTTAGCACCGAATGCTGCTTCGAGTTGTGCCCGCATAGCCGGTGGCATGAAGCTAGCATACTTCTTACCGCCTGGTGCTCCGGACTTGATGCCCTCCTTGATAGCCTTGGACATCATGAACCCCATCGACTTCATTGCCTTACGCATCCAATCAGGCTTCGTTTTAGCAATAAATTCAAGGTAGGGCGTAGCACCATCGTTAATGGTGATAGGCTCATTACTCATGGTCTCACCGTCCTTACGTTGGCCACGATTTCTAGGCAGTGCATTTTATCGTCGCTATCAGAGATATGGTCCACATACCACTTCTTGCCGTGGATGTAGATTTCATCCTTGGTCTTAGGTAATGGGATGTCCTTAGTCCGTACCCAAATCTTCGCTTTATCAGCTAATCCGGTTACGAATCCTGAGCCCTTGCCATCGTACTCACCGATTTCCACGCTCGCCTTGATGGTCTTACCTTCATATGTGATTTTCTCACCAAATGCCCCCAGGAGGACGTTTTCATCGTATGTATACATATTTGTACCTCATAGGTTTAACGGGGGCGTATGGCCCCCGTTATCCTCATAATATAGCTATTGACTATGCGCCAACTTTGACAGCTTGCACTAGCATAACGGTAACTGTATCTTGCGCAGCAGTTTTAGGTGCTACCGCGATACCCATTGGTTTACCGCCTGTTTTAACAGCCTTATCTGTCAAGAAGTTAACTACATCGCCGACTGCAAAAGTATCTGCCTTATTAGCCGTTACTTTGAACACGCCGGTTACTTTAATAGCGCCTACTTCACCGACTTTTAAATCTGTGATAGCCACGCCATGAAGTGCACCAACTTCTACGATATTACCGGCTTTGACTTCTGCAGTTGCAGTAATGTCAATACGGTCTGTTTCTTGTACGAATTGTGTCATCATATATCGTTACCCCCTAATTATTTACCAGCGTTTTTGTATAGACCACGGAAGTCAAGTGCACGTACACCTACATCCAATGCAACTTTATATTCGATACCGTCTACGTCGAAGCCTTGACGAGTTTCTAAGCGTGGAGCTTCTACGCCGTTCAAGAATGTAGTTTCGATTGTATCGTGTTGAGTTGCATCGGCTACTAAGTACCATGCATCTGGATCAGTGATTTCTGCATCAGCGATAACAGTGAATCGACCTTTGTATGGGTTAACCACACCGGAGTTAGTACCTGCTACGTCTGCTGTAGAGTTCATGAGTTGGTATGCTACCATTTCAAGTTCAGGTGGAACGATTAAGTATTTAGGTGTGATGTTAAGTGTAGCGGTACCTTGAATACCCTTTTGACGGCGCATAGCAGTTACTGCTTTAGCAATAGCTTTGACGGATAATGCTTCGCCTGTGGATGCAACGTTACCATGTTTGCTATTGAACAATGCAACGCCGTCGTCCATTACTACGTCACCGATCAATTGTGCATACACCATTTTGTTGACCAAACGTTTAGCCGCAGAACCAAATCGAGTTGCAATAGCGGAGAACATACCAAGGTCATCGTTGATGATAGCTTGACGAGTTAAGCTGAACAATTTGCCGTAAGTAGCGACTTTAGTACGCGCGGAAGTTTCACCGAATGTCATAGCTTTGAACTGGCTGCCTTCTGGAACTAATTCCAAATCACCTGCTTCAGACAACGCTACGCGAGTAGCTTCTTTGAAGTCGCGGTTGGAGCCTTTACCTGCCCATAATTGGTAAGTAGTTTCTGCTTCGTTAAAACCGTTCATTACGGATTTATTTGCCAAGTTAGACATGATAGCAGGGAATGTGGATGTGGAGTTAATTGCTTCACGCGCCAATTCCAAATTATCGCCAAAGTTAGCACGAAGTCCTTCATGTTGTAATGCTTCACGTGCCAATTCAACTAAGGAATATGCGCGTAATTCGTTAGCACCTGGTGCCGGTTCAGCTACTTGAATACCTGCCGCCATTAATACTGCGTCTTGTGCAGCTGCGCGGAATTTATCGGATTCGGATTCGCCCATTTTAACGGACACGCCTGCATTACGTGCTCGTAATTGATCCATAACCATTGCACGTGCTTCGTCAACGGATTTACCCAATACGATGGCTTCGTCTGCGCCTTCTACATCGAAGTCGCGGAACATAGCTGTAATTTCGGAAGTACGTTTACGTTCTTCTTCCATAGCTTTCGCCAATTGTTCCTTTGTGATACCGCCTTCAACTGGAGCGGATTTCACTTCTGGAGTTTCAGTCAATTTTTCTTTTCCATCCATACCTTTTTGTTCCTCCTGTGTGTCAATACTTGTATGAATTTGAATATCATCTGCACTGCGACCTACGCCGACCGTAGGGTCTGCAGGTACGGATACAATGCTGATTTCTAAAGGTTCCCAATCCGTAACTACATAAGTGTCAGGGCCCTTGAATCTGCCATTACTGGATACAGAATCTTTATCGTCGAGTACTTCATATCGCTTAATGGAATACCCAACGCTTACCCCTTGAAGTGTTCCGGATTGGACTTTCTTAAATATGGCGTCAGATTGTTCATCCTCGTCAAAGCGTACTAGCGCTTTACCTCGATTGTCTTCAATCCACACCTTTTCGATGTGCCCCACGACCGCACCACGATCATGGTTGAATAGCACAGTGCCTAAGCCATCTTTAAATCTATCGAGATTGATACATTCTTCATCATGGCAAAGGATTTCATCGCCGAACCAACGGCCATATGGCGTTTCGGAGGAGAAAGAAAGTTCTACCGTCCGATTGTCAGCGTCGACTTGGTCAATCGTAGATTCACGGCAATAGTTACCCTGAACACTACGTTTTTCATTTCCGTCCATTGCTAGCCATCAGCTCCTTCCTGTGTTTGTTGGACGTTATTGTCACTATCTGGGTCCATCAATGGTTGCAACTCACTGGAATAATCTAGTAACACCCCGAGCTCCTTGGCTCTATCCTGTTCAAGTTTCCGCTGTTCAAGAACTTCTTCCCAATCGCGCCCAGATGCTGCGCACACATCCTCTAAGGTTGTAAGGCCTGATTTGATTGCTTCCTTATTAGCAGACACTTCCTTAACTGGGTCTATCCAAGACCAACCTGGTGCAAGCCAAGATACTTCTTGGTACTTGTCCTTATTCGCCAAGTAGTCAGATGGTAGTTCACCGGCTAAGTACAGCGCATCAATAAAGGCTTTCCAAATCGGCATACAAAAATGTGCGATAACAAATTCTTGCCATTGTCGGAAGGTCTTTTGGTCCTCTAACAGATTTTGCCTTGCCGCTGAGAAGTTACCTGATATATTACGAGCCACGATATCCGCGCTCATTCCTAGACCGGAGGAAATTCTCCGTGTCTGAGTTGCCGAGTATTCACTCGCAGTCCCGGCATTACGTTTAGGGTCTGCAAATTCAACGGATTCACCAGGGCTAAGGTGTCTAACCATGCCTGGCGCTAGTGTCATGTTAGGCCGTCCCTTACTATCCCTTGGTAGCATCGCCGTTTGACGTGCTGAATTTTGAGACGTAATAAATGCGCTATAACATGCAGATACACGTGCAGCAATTAGGTCTGCATCCATATATTCGTCAATATCGTGAATACGACGAAGGACTAATGCCAGATGACTCATCCCTCGAAGTTGCGAGGTACGAGTTGGCTTGAATAATAAGAACGCCTGGTTAGTAGTTAACCGTAATGCGTCGAAACTGCGTAACCCCATTGGATCGCTTTGATATACGTGATACGCAACTGGTCTCCCATATTCGTTAACCTCCACGCCGTTGATAATGTTGTTCTTACCATGTTGTAGGCTAACCGCGCCGATGTTCTCCGCCTCAATCAATTGGATTGATAGTGGCAAGTACTCACCTTGTGCGGTTTTGTTGACGAGGATTTCACCGTCATAAAGCATCCGTCGTAGCGCGATAGACTGCAATTCGTAAAAGTTAGACATCCCTCGGACGTCCGCATTTTCAGCCTCCGTCCATTTTGCCCAGGCCTTTTCGATTTTGTTGTTAAGGTTCGTATTTAACTTACCTTTACCGCTTCTAACTTTTGCCTGTGGTTTAATCCCAACACCAATGACGTTTCGGATCAGCGCTGTAACTACAGACTCAGCTAAGTCGCTGTTCATTTCAGCTGCACGAGCTCGACCTCTAATAAGGTCACGCGCTCCAGTGGCCAACTGTTCGGCTGTCCCATAAGCTGGTTGCCAGTCGCTACTCAATCGGTCCATTGACGCCGCATCATATTGGCGGATAGCCTCTCGCGCTGCGATACGATTAAGCGCCCTCTCAGGGCTAACCCAACCGATTACCTTATCTAAGATATTCATCGTCCACCCCATGTCACGTATGCATCACTTTGGAAGCCGTTTGCTTCCTCATGAACCCGTTGCATCAGCGTTTGTTCACGTGCATATAACACGGGAAGGTCAATCGCCTTGAACCGCTTGCCGCCAATCTGTAATTCGGAGTATCCTTTTGTTTCGATATCCTCGATGACTTCACGGATACGGTCCAATTGTTCGTTTACATCGCTCATGGTTCACCTCCTTATCTAAACCAATGGTTCGTATTTCCCATTCCTACACCGTAGTCGATATCCTCGGTGACAGGATTGGATTCTTCATATTCTTCGGGTTCCGTTAAGTACTTCACCCCTGCAATGTCTGCGACTGCAGCATTGTATGTACATGTATCTAGCAAGTGATTCGTAGGATGCCCGGTAAGTGGTTTCCACTGCACAGTAACTTCACCCGTTTTCACATTGCGGATTTCTTGTTTTTCTTCCGACCTGAGATGGTCGGTATATTCCTGTGGACAATCCTTGAACAGATGGATTGTGCCGACCTCATCAGTTGGCCGTACCATCCGTGCAAATATGAAGTCCTTCCAGTAGTCCGTATTAAGGACGTACAATTTAAGCCCACCGATAACGCCCTTCTCAACGCTAGACATTGAGTATGGCGCCGTTAGTGTCTTATGATTGGACGAACCTTTGAGCGGAATACATATTTCAGGGAATCGTGCGCAGAATTGGTACACCTCATCAGTTCTGAAACCTGAGTCAATGCCCGCCTTCATTACCTGTCTAGGTTCTCCATACTCTGATGGATATTCCCTGTTGACTATGATTTCCTCTAAGTCATTCCAGGTACTGGCTTGGCCATAATCGATGAGGTAGGACTTCACGCCTGGCGCATAGGCCCTAACCTCCCACCAGAAATGGTCAAGCTGTACGTCAACGCTTGCGATAAGTAGCGTTGCCTTATCTGGTACTACGCCACGGTCATAGGTTGATTCTGTGAAATGTAGCGTTTGTGTACTCTTAGTTTTAGCGCTTCGCCAAGGCTCCGCTAGCCACGAATTAATGAAGTTCATTAGTGAAGCAGGCGTACCTTTGGAATTCTTAAACTCATATGCAACGTCTCCGAACGTGACCCACGGCGAATATATCGACGATAAGTGATACGAAATTGAGCGGACTTTGCTTTGCGATGCATTTACCGCTTCCCATGTTCCATGTCTTAACATTTCCATTTTGTGCTTATCGTGGATATGTCCGCCGCAATGTTCACATTCGTAATACGCTGTATCACGTATCATGTCCGCATTATCGTTGTGTTCGTCTGGCCATTTTATCTGCTTGAACTTGAGGGTCTGCGGCACTCCGCAATGTGGACATGGCACGTAATACTGCCTGCGCTCATTTGCATTCATGAGCGCCTGCCAAATATTACCCGACTCAACGGTAGGCGTGGATACCAATACTATTTTCTTGTCCACGAACGTTTTTGTACGTTCCTTTGCAAGTTTTATTGGATCGGCTTCCTTACCTGAAAAGGCGGGGTATTTGTCTATTTCGTCAAAGAATAGATACTTGATTGACCGGCTCGATAGGCTACTTGGTGAGTTAGCCCCAACTAGTACCATATAGTTACCGTTGTTGAAATCCAGTTCTAGTAATTTACTATTCTCGTCAAAATTATCACTGATAGATTTAACCGATTTAATCATCGGCTGTACTCGCTTATCACTAGCAAATTTAGCAATAGCGTCTGTTGGGTATACCATCATGACAGGTGATTGGGTTTGGTCTAATGCATACCCTATCATATTGAGCTCCGTTTCAGTCTTGCCTAGCTGTGCCCCAAAGCACAGTACAATTTGTTCAATTAAAGGGTCTGTGAATTTATCCATAGGCTCTTTTAGATATGGCGTTCGATTGGTTCTCCACCTACCTGGCTCTGCAGATATATTTGTTAATACCCTGAAATTGTCGGCCCATTCTGATACGGTGTATCGTTCCGGTGGTTTAAACGCGTCGAGCTCTTCCGCGAACCAATTAACTCTTGGCTCTGCTTTTACCGGTTTTGACTTCCGGCGTGTACTCGCCCTTGCGCGAGTAACTTTCGAGGTAGTCTTCGGCAACTTCGCTCACCACCCTTTCCACTGTCGCTCGTTCTTCTGGATCCGTGAACTCACGCCCTACTCGTTTACCGAGTTTTATGAGCGAGGACTTCAATTCTAAAATACGAGCAGACCATTCTTTCGCCACGTCTGCGCGAGATACATACTCACCGTTTAACACGTCGAGCATTTTTTTCTCACGAGCTGCGCGAGACTCTTTATAGTCAGCCTCGGCAATCAACTTTCGTGTGGCCGCTGATTGGTCTTTAGATTTATCCCCCTTAGCTTGGCCAAGGTATACAAGTACTTCACGGAGGTTCCACCATCCTGTTGCAGCTTTAGGCATGCCCGATTTGTGGTGTCTCGAAATAATCTCAGGAGTTACTCGTAAAAGGTCACAAAGCTGAGCACTTGATACGAGTAAATCGCCTGCGTTATTAAATTTCACACGTGGTTTTTCACTTGCCATCTCGTCCTCTCCTTTCTGTCCTTTGGTAATCTACTTTCAACCGCGAAAAATCTCCTACACAGAGACAAATATCGCGCGGGGGCGACCACCGACGATTTTCCGTCGAGGAAGTACCTTTTTGTTTTAAAAATTTTAAAAATAATTTCAAATCTATTTAGGGTATTTCTTTTCTAATTAAAGCTAACAAAAAGGACTACGCGGTTGTTCGTAGTCCTCAATGCTTCG